CCTCCCTTCCGCAAACAGCTTTTCTATCTCCGGTGCTATAATCCCACACACGGATCCTATCTTCCTTATGAGCCGCATCTGCCCATACGGGTCTTTTTTTGTTTCTTCGCGAATTCCATAAGACTCAAATAACATCCGAAACAATGAGTATCTGTATGTATCCATTGTAATTTTAAGTACATAATATTCATTCATTCGATCCATACACCACCGCACTATATTTTCTGGAGGAATTACCTGTCCTGGTGTGATCTCATAATCCGAAAATTCCGGCTGTCCCATATTTTGAAATATTGGAAATTTAATGGATTTTAAAAACGGGGACTCCTCACATATCCATGTGTGTTGTCTCCAGATATATTCTCCATCTTTCTCCGTCAAAACTCCTGCTGACGCAAAATCCCTAACGTCTGCGTAATCAATCCCAATGACCGCAAGCCTCCCTTGGGTATCCGGTGTCTCCCGTATCGTCTTCTTTTTGATATCCGAATAACAGCATCGCAAAATATTTTCCCAGGAAGCTACTGTTGCTTCATCATTCCTGTCAGGCCAGTTCATCCTCTTTGTCATAAACTCCGGCCTTTTGCTTGGCAGCTTTTTCATTTCCAGATAATCCTGAAGGATCTGGTGCTCCAAAATCGGCATATATTCCATTGAAGGATTTGGCTTATGCCATGCTAACCTATCATCCGCTTCCTCAATACCGTCAATCTTGCAGATAAAGGGGAAATATCCTAACTGGTTTTCTCCGGTTTCCAGTACTTCCTCCATCAGATCCAACAATTCATCCATTGGCCCCTCTCGTACATACCCATTTGTAGTCAAGATAAATTCCCTTGGATGCTTTACCTTTCCAAGCGCGGATTCAAATACATTGATCTGGTCATAATTTTCATAAGCATGAATTTCATTTAAAACCAGACACCCTGGACGTTTCCCATCTTTTGTCGCCGCATTTGATGTGTTATACCTCATTTCTGATCCAGTTGCTGTGTTTGTAATTAATTCTTTCGTAACTTTGAACTTTCCTTTCATGGCTGGAATATTCATCGCATCATACGCTACTTTAAAGGTATCTTTTACCTGCTTTTCCGAATTTGCCACAATCTCTACATGATAATTCTTCACCCCATATAATGGTGTCTGGAAAAAATTGACCAGTGGCACTATAAATCCATCTTTCCCATTCCCTCTTCCCATCATAATAAAAAACTTTCGAAATACCGGCATGTCGTCCACATACATAAAGGCAAAGGCATAGATGAATTTCTGATATGGAAAGATCTTATAGTAGTGTTTTTCGCAATATTTTAAACAGTTTTGATATGTTTTTTCGTCAAAAAAAACATCATTTCTCCGTAATGTCGGCAAAACGATGTTCTTGATCAGAAGCGATCTCTCCCGATTTATTTTTTTAGGGTTATCCTCTACATACCTAAGATATTCTGCAATTTCTTTGCAATTAATCATTACAGATAATCATCCTCTGCTGAAGAATTTGAAAGAGGCTCTTTTAAATTCAGATCATTTAATATTTTCAGCATGGCAGTTGTGATCTTTGGCAGATTTGTCACGGATTCATTGGGTTTTTCGACCTCGATACCATTTCCATTGACCGTTTCGTACCGGATTCCTTTTTTCCGGATATCTGTAATCAACTTCTTTTTTAGACTCCAGTAATCCATGTAATCACTAACTAGATCCAGATAAAAATCGGATGTTTTATTCTGTAATCTTAACTGTTCTAAAAGCGATTCTTTAATCTCTGTTTTTGTCACACTACCACCTCTTTTCTCACATTATAGCGTACCCCTTTCACGCGCGCGCGAAAATTTCTCCAGAGTCATGGCCACATCCCCGTTCTCCACTAAAAAATTTTTCATTGAGAATTCACCCGGGGGGATTTCTTTTTTATTCCGAAATTTTTCTACCATTTTTCTTCTGTGACTGGTTCTTTCTTTTTCACAAATCTTTTTGGTTGTCTCCCATGCCTTATGTTGTGACACTGTGTACATAAGCTAATCAGATTCTCTTCATCAAATGCAAGCTCCGGATTTTCTTTTAGTTCCTTGATATGATGGACCTGTGTCGCCCTCCGGATCTTTGCATCTTCCCCGAATAATCTTTCTTCTTTTTCTGCTGCCGTCCGCAACCTTTGAATACAATCCTGACACTCATGCCGATCCCTAATTAAAATCCTATCCCTAACCTGCTGCCATCGCGCCGAATTATAGACCTGCTTTACTTCCTGATCTGTCATGTAAATCTCCTTAACTATTCTCATATTAATTTACTACATGTAAAAAGCATCCGGTTTCCCGGATGCTCTCTTCTTATTCCTTATTCGATTGGTCTATAAACTCCTTCATCATCTTAGTGATCTGTGTCCCCATCGCAATTCCTTTGCTTTTGCACACAGCCCGAAACTCTTCTGCCACTTTTTCATTTACTTTGTAGGTCTTTGGGACAAGCCCCGCCTTTGCATCCCACTTATCCTGTGGCCTAACCTTTTTCTCTTCCATCTCTCACCTCGTATACAATATTCAAAATATTAGATATCACGCTTATGATCAGTGCAGTTCCAATGATCCAGTCAAGCCCTTTTGTCACAGCGTAGTATCCAAGCAGGAAGAGAGATAATAAATTTGATACAATTATACTTTTTCTCATAGATTTATTTGCTGAGATGACTTATAATATAGGCGATGGGTGGCAAGCCCACCGCCTAGCACCTATTTGAAAAACGTCTCATAGATTAAGCAAATCGCAGTTACCAGACCGTTTATTATGCTGACTATGAGTGCCGCTTTTTCAAGTCGGTGCTTTTTCTTATGTTTTTTAGCCATCTCCATTCTCCTTTCCTCATTTCTTGATTCTATTATACTATATACGTATACGTATGTCAAGGGTTTTAGAGGAAATTTCCAATAGAAACGGCAGGACTCGAACCTGCAACCGCCCGGATATAAGCCGTTTGCTCTTCCATTGCGCTACGTTCCCCTGTAAAAAAAGCACCTGACCTTTGTCAGATGCTTTATGCCTTAAATGAGATTCGATTATTATCTTACCTGCGCCATTTTGCTAAGCGCATCCTGCAATACTTTTGAACAGCTTATTCCATTCTGTTCTACAAATGTATTCAGCCATGCAGGAATTGTCAATGTTTTCTTGACTGCGTTGCTTCCGTATTTTGCTGCGTATGCGTCCATGTCCAGAGCAATCAGACTCACGAACTGCCCTTCTTCCGTTGCAACCTCATTGATTGCGGTTGCTTCCGGTGCTTTATTTCCGTCTTCAAGTTCTGTCAGTACCCATCCGCTTGCGGCATCTTCTGCCATAAATACAGCCTCTGCCATACTGTCTCCTCCCGTTACGCATCCAGTAAGATCTGGAAATTCTACTGCGTATCCACCGGACTCGTCTTCATATGGAGTAAATACTGCTGGATAAACTAATTTCATAAGCACACCTCTTTCTTTCATCTTTCAGGCACTGGGGCTTTACAGCCCCGCCTGTTTTAATATTTTCTTTGCTACTGTAAGGTTTATGTCCTTCCCTCCGTGTTCCGGTACTGTAACCTTTCCCGGCTTTGTTGGATGTTTATACTGGTGATGGGAGCCTCTCTGTGAAACTTCGTACCACCCGTCTTCCTTAAGTATCTTATCCATTTCTCTGAATCTCATTTAATCCCTCCTTGTGATTATATAATAACACGTATTGCACGTATTGTCAATACTTTTATACATATAATACGTATTTTGAGATTCACGAGGTGCGCAAAGAAGCACCCTGTCATTTCTGGTAAGGTGCTTCCCCTTTTGTTTCTTTTCGATGATATCATAATATCACATATCCGGCTGAACTTCTATGAACTCTTTTGGTAATTCAAAATGTGCAAGTGCTCTTCCATGAAGTTGATATATCCATCTTTCTGAAAAACTCATTTTTTCCGCAATCTCCCACCAGTCGAGTCCGGTTATATAGCGATAGAAAAGTATGTCCTTCTCATTCTCGGATCTCAGCTTCTTGATCTGCCTTACAATCTGCTGGTATGTTTTGATCCTGAGATACCGCTCGTGCTGCAACTTCAGAATCATTTCGTCCAGATCTGCTGCATATCCTGATAAGTCCCCCTGCCCTCCGCTGCCATGCGGCATCCCATCATTAAACATCATCCCTGGATACATTTTCATAGATCTAAGTTCCGCAATCTCCGCATTGATTCTATGAATTCTTCTGACATGCTGACGGTAGCTTCGTAGATATTCCTTTTTCTTGTCATTTTCACTCATGGTTTTCTGTTCTCCGTCCATCGGCATCACCTCCAATCCCGAACTTTTTCGCTATGTACTTCGCCACATCAACCGACTTATACGGCTGACGTTTGAAGTTCTTCCTAGCATCTTCCCGCACATCCGTCTCCAGGCAGTAGCGGGATCGGATATCCGTCCGGTAACCCTCTAATAAGTTTTTCAACTGTCTCAAAACTAATTTTTTGTATTGATACATAAGCTGTATTTTGACATGTATCAAGTTCTATTCTCTGTGCGTTAATTCCGTCGATTATCTCTTTCCTTAAGTTAGGTGTAAGAGGTTTAATAACTGTCATTTCATTCTCCTTTCCGGGCGGTACGGCTTTAGTGCTCTCTCCACGCTATCACAACAGCAGGAATATGAAACTCTCCGTCATACCATTGTGAAAAACCATGTTCCTCATATCCACACTCGTTTATAAATGTCACTTCATAATTTGATCTTCTGTTATCCGGCAGCCGTTCCTCCACCGGAATC